AGAGTAACGAAGGAGGGTTGGGTGGTAGCCTCTCTCATTATTACTCGACAGAAGCCCAACGGAACTCCTATAGCTAAATGGTGAATGTTGTAGTTTTAAACAAATAAAAAAGATATAAGACTCTTAGTATAACTTATAGATAACCTATAGATAACTTATAAGAAGTCTTTAAATGTTCTTAAATATAACTTAAGGTATAACTTAAGACTGAAATTAAACGTAATAGCATAAGGAACGACAACATGTCTGATGCTGGGGATTCCCACGAACTCCGAAGACTACGAGAAGAACAACTACAACTAGAAACTAACGTAACAAACCTAAGAGAAAAACTACATGCTATGGAACTTGAGGTTTCACAGCTGGGTATACACTTAGGGGTCGTCAAGACAAGACTTATGTCTTTTGATAGCCTTCTTGGATGGATCTTAAAGATCTCCGCCGCTGCTATCATTGGTGCCTTCATGACCTTCTTACTGAGAGGTGGACTGGTGCTATGAAGCTAGATGAAGAACATAAAACTCTAACAAGAAAGAATATCGCTTCTGGTGTTATCTGGGGGTTAGCAATTGCAATTGTTCCTCTAGTGATTCAAATGCTATGTATGCAGTATCTTTTCTAATACATAATAGGACCAGTTTGGTACTTATTATCCAATAATAAAACCTTTGTTTACATAGAGTTTATACTTAATTGTTATAAATTGTTGATGTTAAAGGGTTTTTATTTTCAATTTAAAGTGCGTATTCGATGCACCTGTTCCAAATACCTTGAAAGGACGGAAACAATGTCAAATCATCCCGGAAATACTAAATCTCTGGAGAAGTCACGTAAGCCCGGAAGTGGCCGTCCCAAAGGCGCTAAGAACATTAACTCTGCGGCTGCTTCTAAGAAGCTTGAGGAAGTAGGCTTCGACCCTATTGAGATGATGGTAACTAAATATCGTTACATTGAAGATCAACTTGACAACCATCATAGTGGTAAGGTTAAGCTTGGTGGTGGTGCTTATGCACAGTTAGTGGCTGTACAAGGCAATCTCATTAACAACCTTATGGCTTATGGCTATAAGAAAGTTCCTGAAAAGGTAGAACAAGAGATTACGACCAAGAAGCCTATTGCTATTAGGCTTACTCCTGTATCTAAGAAAGAATAACATAACAACAGTATTGAGAACAGTATGATAGATGAACTAAGTATACACAAAGAAAACAGCCCTGAACCTTACTACTCTGAAGATGAAGTAGTTCTACATGAAGGGCAATCACAGGTTGTAAGCGATCTATTTATCGATAACGTCGTTAGGTACATTGTATGTAATGCTAGCCGTGGCTTCGGTAAGTCCGTTTTAGGAGCTACTGCTGCTATGGTTGCTGTACAAGAACTAATAGACCTTCCCGCTGAAGTCCCTAATAAGAACGTTGCTATTATCGCACCTACTTATGCTCAAGCTGTAGACATCTACTATCCTATTGTTGCTTATATGCTCGGTGGTGAAGCTGCTGCTCTAAAGTCTAGTCGTGTAGCTGGTATGTTCTGGTTCCCTAATAACGTAACACTAAAGATCTGGTCTTATGAGGCTATTGAACGTATGCGTGGTACTGGTCAGTATTTCGTAGTAGCAGATGAAGTATGCTCTTGGAAGGGCGCTGGTACTAACCTTAAGGAAGCTTGGGAGTCTGTTATTCAGCCTTGTATTGCTACTCGTTGGTCTAAGAAGAACGCTGATCGTTGGGGTGCTAAACCCGGACGTGCGCTTATCATCTCAACCCCAATGGGCTATAACTATTTCTATGAGACGTATAACCGACAAGACGCTGATGACCAATGGAAGTCCTATACCTATACGTATACCGACTCTCCTTACCTAGACCCTGAAGAGATTGAACGTGTTAAACTAACACTTGATCCCCTTAAGTTTGCTAGAGAGTACTCAGCTAGCTTTGAAGACTCAGGTAACACTGTCTTCTACTGCTTCAATAGAGATGAACATGTTGATAAGAACCTACCTTACTTTGAGGCTGGTGAAGACGTCCATGTAGCTATTGACTTTAACGTTGGTATTATGGCTTCTTGTGCTTTTGCACTAAGAGGTAATCAGATACACATCCTAGACGAGTTCCAAGGGCATCCTGACACAGAGACACTAGCTGCCCGTTTAGCTGAGAAGTATAAAGGCCATAGGATTATCTCTTACCCTGACCCTAGTGGTCGCGCTAGGAAGTCCTCTGCTGCTGTAGGTAATACAGACTTTACAATCCTCAATGCTAACAAGATCATCACAAGAGCACATAACAAGGCACCACCTATTATTGATAGTGTTGCTGCTGTGAATAAGAAATTCAAGAACGCTAATGGTGATATCGATATGTATATCCACCCTAGATGTGTTAATACAATTAAATCTATAGAACGAACCTCTTGGGTTGAGAGTAATCCTGATACGGCTACGATCTGCAAGAAGGAAGGTGTCGAGCACTGGACTGATGGCTTACGTTATGCTGTTGAGTATCTGTTCCCTGTAAGAGGTGGCACTAAAGTAACAACAAAAGGCTTCGGATTTTAAGCCTAAAGAGAAGGAACCTTCAATGCCCAAAGGCAAAGGTACTTACGGTAAGACGGTAGGACGTCCCGTTAAGAAGAAACCTACTAAAAAGAAGTAACGATAGAAGGGAATAGGCGTTATGGCCTTGATTGAATACAAACTAGACAACAACTCGGTAGACTTTAAGCTTGAGTTGGCCCGTGTAGGTGCTCAAGGTCGTAATGCAGAAGATGGCATTGATGGTATTGATGCTAACATCGTGTTAGAAGATGACAAGATACCTAACAGCTACCTACTGCCTCCTGAACTCTCCTCAAGCAACTGGTAAGGATACCAAATGGCACAATATAAGATTTTTAAAGAACTAACCCTGCCAGAAGTAGGTAGCCTAGAACCACACTCAATTTATTTGGTAGCTCCAGCTGGGACTCCTGATTATGTTGAAGTATACATTACAGGCGCGACTACTAGCGTCGTTAAACGCGTTATTGATGAAAATGACGTACAAGCCCTGATTGACACTGCCGTAAGCACTCTGAATGCACTCGAAGTTGTTGCTGATATTACTGCTCGTGATGCTCTTTCTCTGACAGCAAACGCTCAGATCCTAGTTATCGATGCTACAGATGACTCTACAGTTGACTCTGGCGCTGCTACCTACGTGTGGGATAACGATGAATCCACATTCACTAAGATCACTGAACATGAAAGCCTTGATGTAATCATCAACTGGGCCGACATTGTTGGACGCCCTTCTAGCTCTGTTGCCGACATTGATGATGCAGTAGCTCGTAAACACAGCCACGCAAACAAAACCCAACTTGACTTGATCACTGAGAATGGTGATGGTGAGATGCTCTATAACGGTGCTCTACCTTCAATCGCTTGGGATAGCGTTAACTGGTAATGGCATATTTCCGCACAGAGAAAGTAATAGCAGGTCTACCTTCCACTCTAGCCCCCGATACACTTTACTTTGTGCGGAGTGGCACAGGCTACAAACAATACTTAACAGATACAACAGGCTCAATTGCCTATGAACAAAACGGATTATCTTCTCGTGGCTCTGCTACCCTAGACTTTGGGAGTGGTAGTAAGACAACTGAAGTTACTGTTACGGGCATACCTAGTATCACTAACGATAGCGTAGTCTTTGTTGAAATGAAGATGGAAGCTACGGCTGACCACTCAATTGATGAGCTACTGATAGACCCTATCCGACTAGCAGTTAAAGACTTAGTCGTTGGACAAGGTTTCACTATTTATGGTGAGATGGACAACGCCGAAGCAAACGGAGAATACCTTATACACTGGTCTTCAGTGTGACATCAGGAGTAACAAATGTCATTAGAAAATAAAACTGCTGAAGAGCTTGAAGAACAGCGCGTAGTAAGGGCTGCAGCCATCCTCATTCAGAACCAAAGAATCCTCGCTAACTTTAACATGAAGGTGGACAAATGAACTTAGCAGATGACGTAACTAACCTCACCCAACAGACAACAAACCTTCTTAACGTTTTCCTCACTCAAAGAGATAATGTTGGTGAACAAATTAAAGTTGCTGTTTCAGATTCAGAGAACGCAGCCCAAGAACCTTTAGTGTCTATGGCTGTTAATTTGATTGACACACAAGTACTTCTTGTGCAACTATTAAGTAGGCAGAACACATGACAATCGAAACACAAGTAGCAGCGCTAACTGCTTCAACAACCGCCCTATTAACCGCAGTAGGAACCCAACAAACAACTGTTGATGATGCCATTGTATCCTTCAATGCTGCTATCTTAACTGTAAACAATGACCTTAACAATGTAGACAACACAAGTGATGCAGATAAGCCAGTAAGCACTGCACAGCAGTCAGAACTAGACCAACTACAACCAACACTTGTATCTGGCAGTAACATCAGTACTATTAACGGTGTGTCTGTCCTAGATGGTGGCGATCTTGTTATTGCTCGTAGTCCAACCTCTTTAGCTTCTTTACCATACGAGTCTCGTGGAACCTTGGGGTATGACCCTGTAGCACCTAACCTACCTAACGTAGTAGATGACTCTATAGTAGTAGAGGGTATTGGTTTGTTTATGTGGGTTAGTACTACAGATGAGCCCGATGATGACGAGACTTGCTTTACAACTCCTTCTGGTCAGTGGCTTCTCTCTATCCCTGCATTTGACTTACTCTCCGCTTGGG